ATGCCGGGGGCGGCTTCCACCGCCTGCTGCGCGAGCGCGGCCTGCTGATCCCCCTGTGCCTTCTGCTGCATCTCGGCCTCGTCGAACAGGATGTCCGGCGGCGCGCCGTTGATGTCGGCCATACGCTCCAGCGCGCGGCCGGTGTTGACCTTCTTCATCACGCCCTGGTCAAACTGCGCCATCTGGCCGGCGAACTCCAGCGTGCGCAGAATGCCGACCCCCTCCTCGGCCTTGATGGCGCGGGTCAGGGGGCTGTCGTATTCGATGTCCAGACCGCTGTCGTCGCGAAGCTCGTCCGGCACGTCATCCGGGTTGATCGCCCCGGCGTGGAACAGGATGTCGATCTCGCGCTCGATGATCGTGCCGAGGAACTCGGTGCGGAGCCGGCCGCCGATCGGGCCGAGCAGCGCGCCCTTCTCCTGGACAAGCTGCATGACTTCGGTCGCGGTCTTGCGGTCCGACCCGTTCTGGACGAGCACCTGGAACAGGTTGACTAGGAACGCGCCGTTGATCGCCTGCCGGCGCTGATCGAGAAGCTCCAGCGTGAAGCCGGTATCCCCCTGCGGCCGCAGCGGCTTGATGCGCTCCTGCCCGTCCGGGGACAGGTAGCCGTAGTTGATCGCGCCGGGGCGCACGGCGAACGGATCGAGGCTGTCCGCGTCGGCGGCCATCCACGGCGGGTCGGTCACAAGCTGGCCGTAGCGCAGGCTCGTCTTGACCATTTCCTGGAGGGTCAGGATGTCCGACAGCGCGTCTTGCGCCGGGCCGCGAGCATAGACTTCGCGCGGCGACGTGACGTAGCGGGCCACGGCGAACGGGAATGTGCGGTAGCCGCTTTCCTCGACGACGGTGGTTTCGTCCCCAACGTAGAAGACGACCGACGCGAACGGCATGTTCTTGCTGTCGCGCCGCTGCGGATCACGCTCGGCGCGAGGGAACACCGCTTTGCAGAACTTGACCTTCTTCAGCGGGTTGACTTCGACATCCTTGCGGATGCACTCGGGCAGCTTGTCGCCCCACTTCTGCGCCGCCTGGCGCTGCGTGTATTCGTGGACCCAGTAGGCGGTGTCGATGACGCCGTTGTGGTCTTCGTCGAACCAGATTTCCGACAGGTGAACGGAGACGTAGCGGATGCCGGGCCGACAGGTGGACAGAAACGTAGCGAATGCCGGGCCGGGCGTCATGCACGTAGAGCACGCCGTTGCCGAAGGCCCCGAGGCTCATGTAGGTCTCGTAGGCGCGGCTCGCGAAGTTGGCGCGCGGCGCGTAGCGCACGGCGAACAGCAGATCGTTCAGGTTCGACATGAACACCCGCACCTTCGACGACCGGTTCAGCGACCGGTTCTTCGGGGCGAGCATGTGCCACTTGCTGGTCTGCGGGGTGACGAGAGTGTCGATCGCGGCGGCGAAGCGCGGAAGCGCCAACTGCGCCGTGCTGTCGAACACGTCCTGGTTCAGGTTCGTTCCGGGGGCGTAGCTGGTCGTGAAGCCCACCGACGTGGGGAGCACGACGCGGGCGATCTTCTCCCACGTCGTGTTGAAGTTCACACGATCGGCCTGGAGCTTCTTCAGGCGGTCATTGAGGGTCTTGGCGCGATCGTCGTCCACGGTTCACTGCCCCACGCGGCTGGTGGTCCCCAGGTTCGGAAGCCCCTGGTCGCTCGTGAGGATCGTCGTCCTTGCGACCCTGGCGGCGCGCGACGGCGTCCTCGGAGTTGATCTTGGCAGTGGCGTCATCAACCTGCGGAGCCGGCGACGGCTGCTCGACTTTCGGCTGCACGACTTTCGGCGTAGACCCGAACAGTCCCGACATGGCAATTCCCCTTTCAGAGCTTCACTTCGCCCGTCCCTGCCGCTGTTACGACCGACTGGCGGTAGTCTCCCATCCACGACGTGCGACGGCTCGGGGCGCGGGCGAACCTCCGGCCCATCATGGCGTATCGGCTGGCCGAGATCAAGTCATCGTTCAGCTTCACGATCAAGCCATCTTTGCGGTGGTACAGGCTGAACTCGTTGAACCACATAGGGCATGTGCTGAAAACTTTCCAGCGCCCTTCATTCATGCGGGTCAACATCTCCATGATGCCGGCCTCGACACCAACGGAGCCGTCCTCGAACGTGACGTGCGACGGGTGGGTGGAGAGCCCCGCCGTGCGATACTGCTTCGCAAGCTGGAGCCCCGAGCCCTTGTCGTGCTGATTGCCGTCGTGCGGCCACATCCACGGCAACCACGCGCCCCACTGCTTCAGGGTCGCCGCATGCACCAGGGGTGTCTGCTTGGTCTCCCGGTACTCGCGGGTCACGTAGAGGGTGTCGGTGTCGCGATCCCGGGGCGTCTGCTTGGTCTCCCGGTACTCGCGGGTTACGTAGATGGTGTCGGTGTCGCGATCCCAGCAAAGCTCGATGCCGCCGAACGGGTGGTCCCACCCGAAGTCCATGCCGCCGACCCGCGCCCAGTGATCCGGGATGCGGATGGGGTCGATCTTGATCATGTCTTCCGGCACGTTGAACACTCGGCCGGAGCCGAGAACCGGGATGCCCTTGGTCCGCGCATCGCGGGTGGCGTCGTCGTAGGATGCGATGATCTTGGCTTTCTGCTCATCCGAGAAGTGCCCGACATCCTCAATCGTCATCTGGACGACGACGCGGTCATTGCCCGGCTTCTGGAAGAAGCTCATGACGACCTTCGACATACCCTTGAGTGGGGTGAATGTGATGTAGACCATGCCACCGGTTGCGTTGGTGCGGGTCACGGCCTCTTCGTACACGTCATAGGGCGGCTCTTCGTCGAGCCAGACGCCGTCCGCTGTGTCGGCCTGCCACTTCGAGCGCCCCTGATCAAAGCTCTTGAAGCGCACGACGGACTGCCCGCCATGGATGTGGTTGACCACGACCGCGTCGATTGCATCCTTGATCCCGGCGCGGCGCTTCGGTTTCTGCGCGAAGCACTCTTTTGGTATGAGCCCGGTGCCCCATGCTTCCTCAATCGAAGGCGGTCCCACCAGGAGGCGCTGCATGCCATCTCGTGTCAACTCGCCGCTTTCCGATCCGGCAAGCCACGAAGTCGGCCGGTTCCACACACGCCCTTTCCAACCTGGCGGATAGCGCCCGGTCAGATGGTAGGCAAGCTCGGCCGCCCCCGAATAGGTCTTGCCAAGCTGGTTGCCGGCGGCGAACAGCCGTTCGCGGTAGCGCGCTCCAAGTTCATGAAACAGCATCTGCTTCGGGTACGGCCGATAGTCCTCCAGCTTTGTCAGCTTGGCCTGTTCCTGCTTGGCCACGTTGACCCGCCGAAGCAGCGCTTGGAGATCGTCGTCGGTCAGGGTGCGTAGATCAGCCATCGACAGACGTGTCCCGCAGCTTTTCCGCCGCGCATTTGTCGGCGTACTCTATCACATCCAGCCCGCAGTTCTTGGCAAGCGCCAACTCTGCACTTACGCCGAGGGAGTTTTCCCACCCAGGCAGCAGCACTATAGTGCAAGCACGATTGCAAATAAATGCTGAATACTCGGCGAACGCTGCTCTGCGCGGAAACTCTTTTCCGATGTACGTAAACTCCGCCGGATTGTACACGACATGTCCGCTAGCCCGCAGCGCAGAGGCTACGCGGTTGAACAACGGATAGTTGTTATTGGCATAGCCCTTCATCGGCCCGCTGAGATAGATCGTTCTCATCAGTTCCACTCCACCGAGCCCGGCACGATCAGGGCCGGCGTGTTCGCCGTCTCCAGATCGACCTTCAGCATGATCGGGTGTTCGCGGTGCGGCTTGTGGATGCCGACCTTCGTGGCCTCGTTGACCAGGGCCAGCATGGCGTTCCACGCCGCCGCGAGTTCGACCTTGTGCGCGGGCGATCCCGGCGGCAGCGGCGGCATGACGCCGTGGCCGACGCCCATCCACTCGATCAGGCGGTCGCGCGGCTTCAGCTCCTCGCGCATATAGGCGTCGTTGGCGACCGCGAACCGGTCGAACGCCTCCTGGAGCGCGTGCTTGACGCCGAGATCGCTCGTCACCTTGGCGATGGCCTGCGCGATCAGCGGCAGCGAGCCCGTGCAGAGCTTGCGCACCACCTC